CATAGTGATGATGGATATGCACTTCCAAGTCGATACGAAGTTATTATTACATCACCCGCAGCAGGAAATGCTAGGAAGATTTCTTTGCGTTGTGAATCCCTTGATCTGCCGGGGAGAGCTCTTAATACGTCAGTAGACAGCAACATGTATGGTATTGCCCCAGAGATTGTTGACGGTATTACATTTGGTGGTACTCTCTCAATGACCTTCCAAGCAAGTAGTGATCTAGAAGAAAGAGTATTCTTTGAGAGTTGGCAAGAGATGGCATGGGACAAGGGAACGTGGAATGTCAAGTACTATAGGGATTACATTAAAGAAATTGAAATCTATGTCCTTGACGTAAAAAATACTCGCCGTTACGGAATTAAACTTATGGAGTGTTTCCCAAAAGAGATTGGTCCATCATCTTTTGATGCGGGTCCAGCTAGTGATATTATAAAAATACCCATTACCATGCAGTATAGATACTGGGAAACACTTGACATCACTAACCAACCACCTAACCTTATGGAGAAGGTTCTTGATACAGTAATTACAGGTGCAGAACGAACAATTAATGCGAACATACCGAAAGTGTTAAGCAGACTCGGTTAAGCAGATTATGATAAAGGATGAAACATTATGGCGTTACCTAAACTACAAACTTCGGAGTACACACTAACACTACCATCAACACAGGAGGAAATTAAATTTAGACCATTCTTGGTCAAAGAGCAAAAGATTTTGATGATTGCTCAAGAATCTAATGATGAACAAGAAATAACTGATGCTATGGCGAATTTGATACATGCTTGCACCTTTGGTGCTTTGGATGTTAATAATGTTCCAATGTTTGATGTCGAATATGTGTTTTTACAAATAAGATCAAAATCTTCTGGTGCTGTTGTGACGCTAAGTGTTATATGCCCAGATGATGAGGAAACTACAGTTGAGGTTAAAATTAACCTAGACGAAATTCAGGTACAACGTACTGTAGAACACTCACAAGAAATTGAAATCACAAAAGATATCAAATTGAATTTAAGATATCCACGATTGAAAGACCTTAAAGGGTTAAATGATAATTTTGGTGAATTCGAACAGTCTATGATTATGGTTTATGAATGTATCGACAGTGTTGTTGATGGAGAGGAAATAATCACCAGAATTGATATGACACAGGATGAAATTACAGAATTTATTGATTCGTTTAACACAGAGCAGTTAGAAAATGTGATGAAGTTTTTTGAAACAATGCCAAAATTACGACACGTTATTGATGTTACCAACCCGAAGACAAAGGTAAAGAGTGAAGTATTGCTGGAGGGGCTTGAAAGTTTTTTAGAATAGGGCTGTCTCATGACTCTGTGGAGAATTATTATAAACAAAATTTTGCAATGATACAGCATCACAATTGGAGTTTAACTGAATTGGAGAATATGATACCGTGGGAGAGAGAAATATATTCTGGTTTATTGGTACACCATTTAGAGGAAGAGAAAGCGGAGTACGAAAAACAAGAAAGAAAAAACAGGAGCTAGTCAAATGAGCGAAGAAGAAATTAAAGCATCAGGTCATCATCCAGCAGACACTAATGGTGATGGTGATGTATCCAAAGAAGAGCATGATATGTTCTTGGAATTCAAACGCAAAGAACTTGAGGATGCAGACGCAATGCGTGATGCACAGCGTACAATGGCATGGTACTCACTTGGTGGTATGTTATTGTATCCTGTTATCGTAGTCCTTGCAACAGTCTTCAATATGGATCAAGCAGCTAAGATTCTTGGTGATATGGCGGGAGTATACTTCATTGCGGTTGCTGGTATCGTCGCAGCATTCTTTGGCGCACAAGCACTTACGAAAAAGAAATAAGGAATAAGTCATGGCCGATAAAGATAATGCTAAAGATTTAGTAAATGCTGTTGAAAAAATTGCAGCAGCCAAAGCTGCAAAGGAGAATCAATCTCTTGCGTCAGAGTTAGAAAAAAGTTTCAGTAACCTTGCAGGCGTCCAACAAAAACTTGCAAATGAGAATGCTAAAACTGCGGAGGCCATCAAGGATGGTGCGGCGGCTGAACTCAAAGCAAATCAAGAACAACATAAAGAGCTTGTAAAACAAATAAATTCAAGTCTTGGACCAACAAAAGAAAAAGCAGAGGCTCAAAATGCTCTTGATGAACTAAACTTGAATATGCAGATCACTGCTGAGAAGGCAGAGGCAACTGCGGAATGGCAACAATCATCTGCTGGTCAGGCAGTTGCAATGAAAAAACAACTGGAAGATCAGGGTAAGATTGCAGAGGACAATAAAGAATATTCTAAACTGAGTTTTGAGGCACGAAAAGAAGACTTTAAACAACGCCTTGCAGATGCAGAGACTCCTGCTGCTAAAAAACAAATAAGAGAAGATATGCGGGCTGATGCAAAGAAGAATGGCGACCGGCTTGATAAAATTGGGGCGGGCATCGCTGGAATGTGGGCGAATAGTAAGAAGGTGTTAATAACTGGTGCAAAAGCATTTCTTTCTACTCTTGCGATTGGTGGGTTATTGATTGCACTTGGATTATTTCTGCAAAGTGATACCTTCAAGAAGTTATCAGCATATATCAGTGAAGTAATAATTCCAAAAGCAAAAGAACTTTATGATGCATTCTTTGGTGAAAAAGGTGGAGTAGGTGCAGGGTTTACTAAACTTGCTGAAATTTTTGCTCCCACAGGATCGTTCCTGATCAGGCTTGGGCTACTTACCGCTAAATGGACTGGTAAAGCAGCAATAAAGTTAATATTGGCACCATTGACACTAGGTTTTGCAGCAATAAAAGGTACATTTAAATTACTAGGAAAAATGCTGGGAATAAGTGGCGAACCAGCAGCAAAAGCCGCAAAGGCCGCTGCGGCGGCATCAAAAGCTGCGGCAGCAGCCAGCGCAGCGGCTGCAAAAAAATTGGCCGCAAAAGTAGCGAAAGAAGCAGCAGAAAAAATTGCAAAAGAGAAAACTGCTCGAGCAGTGGCTGCAAAGGCAGCTGCAGCGGCATCCAAGAAAGCAGCTGCGGAGGCACTCAAAGCGGCAAAGGCTGCTGAAAAGGCAGCCGCAGCAGCACTAAAGAAAAGTACTGCCGCAGCGCTTGCAAAGAAAACGGCCGAAGCTGCGAAGGCTGCAAAACTTGCGAAAGTTGCTGCAATTGCATTAGGAAAAAAAGAGGCTGCTGAAGCACTTGCGAAACGTGGCGGTTCGATGGTAAGTAAAGCAGGCAAGACGATTTATGAATTAACTGAAAAAGGTCTGAAAAATCCTCAATTTACTGTAATGAAGTCGGCAGCCAACTTAGCAAAGAACACACTTCCAGCAGCCGCCGAAGGTACTACAAAGGCCACTGCCGCAGTGGTAAAATCGATGGGTGTAAAAAGTGTCGCAAAGGGTGTCGGTAAAACAGCGCTGAAGAGTACACTTAAAGCTGTTCCGGGTCTTGGACTACTGATGGGACTATATTTCGGCACCAAGAAAGCTATGAAAGGTGACTTTGTAGGCGCTGCATTAGAGTACGGAGCGGGCGCAGCGGGACTAGTGCCGTTTGCCGGGACTGCTTTGTCTCTTGGCCTCAGTGGTGTGGCGGCCGCCAGAGATATGGGATTCAACCCCCTTGGTGAAGACCAAAAGAAAATTAATAATCTTAACAAGGTTGGCAAAGGTAGTAAAATTGATGAACTGAAGAAAGACGAAATAGCTAGGAACGCTAAGGCACCGCCCATTACTGGTGGTGGATATACTTATAATACTGATGCAAGCGTAAAATCGTCACATACAACTACAGGGCCAAGTGGTCAATCATATTTGATAAATCCCAAATATGGAAGATTGCTCGAGTATGGTTACAAGGCTACAGGGTAAAAAAGGGGAAGAATTTCTTCTCCCCCCTCTCTCTTACTCGTTTGCCAACTTTTCAAAATAGGACATAGTGTCCTCATCATTACCATTATCAACAGTAGGCTTAGGAGCAGGTTTTGTATCTACCTTGGGTTGAACCCGTGGCGCATCTTCCATCACTTCTGCAGCAGTTCCTACCGCAGTAGTTCCTGCAAGAACAGCGTTCAGGCGTGTCTTCAACTCATCATATGACTTGAAGTTAGTGGCCGCAGTAAACTCTGACAGAGGATACTGCTTCTTCCATACCTCTTCCAACTTGTCATCATCATCAAACAAAGCAGATGGCCCTTCGAACTCTGACTTATCATAGTTCCAATAGCCGTCTACCTTACGAATCTTCAGCTTGAAGTTCGCACCTTCCCAGAAATCAAAGGGATTGACAGGCGTTTCATCCTTGAATGCTGGTTGCATTGCTTCCATGCACTTATCAAAGATTTTCTTACCAAAGCGATAGAGCATAACCTTGCCCTCGTTCTGACGATTGGAAGAGTCTTCAATAACAAGGATGTTTGCAAAGTATTGCAACTTACGCTTCTGACGGCGAGCAATCTCCTTATCCGACTCAAGGCCAGAGTTCCAATATGCAGAATTCATTTCTGCAACTGGATCATTCTGACCAACGGTAGTAAGGCAATTCTCAATATACCACTGGCCAGTGGGGCCTTGAAACGCATGGCTCCAGACCTTTGCCCAAGGAAGGTCTTCATCCTTTACCGCTGGCAGAAAACGGATAACGGCATAACCGTTACCTGTCTTATCTACCACAGGCTTCCAAAGGCGTTCGTCCGCATAGGACTTCTTTTCTTGGGGGGCGTTTTCGATTTGAACTGCACCGAGCAGTTTATCCAACGAATTAGACTTCTTTAGTGTACTTAACGACATATGTATCTCCTTATGTAAATATATGTTTCGTATGTTTATAGTGTTACCACTGTATCATAAAACTCTGCTTTAGTCAAGTACCTTAGATTATTTTCTTGAATAAATTCCTCTTTGGCATCTACCCAAGAAAACTTAACATCCTTGAACTCTGTAAAAACAGTTTGCATTTGGTTCTGCCAATTCAACGAATTGAAACCTTTTGCATCACTGGGCAGATAATTATCTGTCCCTTTATATAGGTTGTTCAACGGTTCATCATATGATGATAGGTCAAA